ATGGAACGACCTTTAATAATGTTATATAGAAAGATAGAAAAAACAAATATAAGTTATTATATAATTAAAAATACAGAAATAAAAGAGACGATATATATGGATTTACATGATGTTCCCGATGAAATTAAAAATAAAATATTAGATTCAACAATATCTGACGAACTATCATCATCTACTTCAACAACACCTATATAATTTTAACTTTTTGTTCTGGTATTTTATAGCATCTACTATCTTTTTTCCTTAAATCGAATTGCACATTTAAATCACTTTCAATACATTTGTTGAATATTTCTGTTGATTCATCTTCTTCCTGTATATCTTCTAATTCTTCTTTTTTATCTTCAACATCTTTCAACAATTCCATCATGTGTTCTTCATCAATCAATATTCTACTATCACCTGTACCACAAGGTGGCTGTTGGCCCAACATAACATTTGCAGATACACCATTAACCTTATCATATTCCGCAAATATACTTGCATTAATTAACATATCTGTTGTTTCTTCAAAAGAAGATTTAGCCAATGGTCCAATATCACCCCTATTGATACCATGTCTATCTATTGACATCAATTGTCCTTTATAAGTCATTGTATCAATCAATAGAGACATATGTCTAAAATTCATTGAACCTTCGCTTGTAACTGCTACTAATTCTTTATATAATGCATTTCTTGCAGCTTCAATACCAAGAGTATCATAAATTTCACGAATATCATTAGAAATAGTTCTTGTTGAATCAATATTTGGATTAGCCAATATATCAATCAAATTGGTACCATCAGTATCAAGAACCCATTCAACCATATTATCAAATTTATTATTTTCTTCATTATATTTAGTATATTTCTTTTTATTCAAAGATACCTTTTTAATACCTTTGTATCCTTTTAAGATAATTTGATATACAATATTATGTTCAATTGCTTTAATTGTAGCAATTTCATCTTTATCATCAATGTCCTTCAATGCCGCCTCTGTTAATTTTATTCTGAAAACACACTCCTCAGCATTATCATCACTATATACACAATCAATATATTTATCGTAAGCTAAATTCAATTTAGTATAAACATCAATCATTTTAAGTCCAAATAGATTCATTTTAGATTTATTGAATATCAATCTTAGAACCCATGGTGAACTACTACGTGCTTTACATCTATTGCTTTCAATTTCTTCAAACTCTTTGTATACCTTCATAATACCCTGATCCTTTTCAATATTTGTATCATAATATTCACCATTATCCCAATAGATTTCACTATATTCTAGAATATCAGATAATTTTGTAATTTCTATTGAATTTTTGATGTTCATGGCATGATTTTTTGTAATATTAATACGAGAATCTGTAATTTCACCATCTTCATTCATATCAGGGTTAACAATACTAGCTACATCTTGTTTCATATAGATTATTAATGTTGGAGTTTTCGTTTTCTTTGTGGCTGATAAGATCTCTTTAAGTCTCGGTACACCCGATGTGGCTTTCACAGCTGCTGCCGTCCCTGACACATGAAACGAGTCAAGTGTCATTTGAGTACCTAATTCTCCAATTGTTTGAGCAGCAACTATTCCTACCATTTCTCCTGGTTGTGCAATAGCCTGCTTAAAATATTCGTTAACTTGTTCAACAATCCAATCAAATATTTCTTTTGTGAAATGATTATGAAATATTAATTTTTTGGGATTTAAATGAATTCTCAACAAGATATGAAAGAATTTCATTCCTTGCAAATTATTTTTGATAAATAACTCTTTTATTAGCTTATCAATAGTAGTTAATACATAATCTGGTTTTAAATCAGTTTTAAATGCATCAACGCCAATTGATTGCAAGCGTTTATTCGCATTGTTAATAATTCTGTCAAATGGAATTGGATAATTAATAAACTTCTTTTTCTCACCATTAAATACATATTTAATCAAAAACTCTTTATCTTCGAGCATTTCTTCAAAATGTTTATTACATTTTTTATAAGTATCACCATTAATACTATCAAATGCTTCTTTTGTCATGTGAATCGAAGCATTATCAGTTGATTTCAAATTATATTCTTGGTCTATTTCTAATAATTCTTTATCAATTGTATTAATAAATTGTACTTCAATTTTACATCCGTCCATACCATCTTCTCCATAAATATATTGAATAATAGAACCAATAGCAGTTCTGACTGTATTATCATAATGTATTTTTGAATCTTCCATCGCTTTTACTAATCTGCGCTGAATATAGCCTGTTTCAGAAGTTTTAACAGCAGTGTCTATAAGTCCCTCGCGACCACCCATAGCATGAAAGAAAACTTCTTGGGGTGATAACCCAGTAATAAAGCTATTTTTAACAAACCCCCTTGCTTCTGGTCCATCGTCATATTTGGTAAAATGAGGGAGTGTTCTATCGGTAAACCCATATGTAATTCGTTTACCATCTACATTTTGTTGTCCAACACATGCAATCATTTGGGCAACATTTGTTTCCTTACCTTTTGATCCCGATTTAACCATATTAATCATTCTATTCTTATTTTCATCAATTTGCGATAAACCAATCTTGCCTACTTCGCTAGTTGTTTCATTTAGAATACCAATGATTTCGCGTTCAATATATTCTTCATTATTAAATATACTATTATTATCAATAGTACCTCTACGGATATCATCAAGTTTATCATAAGCTTTCTTTTTCATCTCCTTAATCTTATTTTTAAGCTTTTCATCAGTATCTTTGTCAGTTACCAAATCACTAATTCCAACACTAAATCCGGCTGTAAGTAACCATCTACACACTAATCGCTGTGTATTATCTAAAAATTTCCGCGTTTCAAATGGTCCATAATCATGATATATTACGGGAATCAATCCAGTCGTAATACCATGAAACACATTTTTATCTAGATTACCTTTTTCTAATTCACTATTATTTATAACTACTCTTTCATCTTTCTTATTTTTTCTATTTATGTAAAGACCAGGTGGCAATATTTGCGAATACGCCTCCTTTCCTGTATATGTATATTTTTTATCAGGTTTCTTTAAACTACCACCAAAATAACTATTAACCATTTGAATATTTGCTAGCGTTTTATCTTGCATATTTGTAATATCCTTAGTCAATCTATAAGAACCCAATAATGTATCTTGAACTATTTCAATAATTGGTTTACCATCTCTTGGCGCCAATATCATATAAGGTACCGCAGCAATATCCATTAATTCATTCATCGTTTGTACACTTTGAGGGCAATGCAAATTCATTTCATCTCCATCAAAATCAGCATTATATGGTGGAGTATCGAGAACATTCAACCTAAACGTTTGATATGGCATAATAACTACTTTATGACACATCATAGACATTTTATGTAAAGAAGGTTGTCTGTTAAACAATACAAAATCACCATCTTTAAGATGTCTATGTACAACATCCCCAAACTTTAACTCACTTGCATTTTGTTCAAGATTACGAGAATATTTTAGATTGATTGTTGTATTGTTTTTCTTAATATATCTTGCTCCTGGCCAATTGTCTGAACCATTCATTATCAATTCTCGCATTTTATCAATATTATATTGATTAACTGTTTCTGGAAAAGTAATATTGATTGCTACTTTTATAGGAACACCCAATTCATCAATACTGATATAAGGGTCGGGTGTAATAACAGAGCGCGCTGATTGATCTACACGTTTACCATTAAGATTACCCCTGATACGCCCTTCTTTCTTTTTCATACGATCAGATACTGATTTAAGTTTACGACCATTTCTTTGCTGTGAAGGAGCTAGACCTGGTATTTGATTATTAATAAATGTAAATACGTGATATTGTAAAAGCATAGTAATATACTTAATAGTATCTTCCGAAGCCCCTTTATTAATTTTATCAATAATACTATTGTTTGTCTTAATAATATCACTTAGCTTATGTGTTAAATCATCTTCCCGTCTTTGACCGTTCTCCTCAATAATACTTGGGCGAACAGCTGGTGGAGGTACCGGTAATACAGTACATATCATCCATTCAGGTCTATTCCATTTAGGGATAAATCCCATCATTTCCATTTCGCGTTCAGTGATTCTTTTAAATATTTTGAGGATATCTTCGGCTGTAAATTCTTGCGATATTTTTTCTTCTTTTTTCTTATCCTTCCATTCTGCGATAATTTTCATTGCGTTTTCTTTATGAAACTTAGTAGGACGCAAGGCACCACATCCAACAACACCATCATCTCCACATGATCTCAACTTAGTTGTTGTATTACATAGTTTGTAATAAGCCTCCCATCTTTTTTGATTATTTTTAATCGAAAGAATTTTAGCCATATCGTTTTTAAAATCCTTATGTTGTGTATCTGGCGAAATTAAACATTTAGAACATTTATAACAAACACAATTCAATAGTTTTTTAGTAATATCAAAAAACATTGCATGAAATACAGGTTTTGCTAATACAATATGTCCAAAATGTCCAGGACAGAAAATATTCTTTTGTTCACATGTACAACATATACGATTATGTTCTAATACTCCCATACGGGAATCAAATAAACCACCTATAATAGGTTCGCTACCTGCGTATGTATCGGTTTTATTGATTTCTACAACTGAACGTTTAATTATTTCATCGGGACCCAATACACTAAATTGAATACCTTTAACCTCTTGGATTTCAACTTTTTGGTCATTGTAAGATAGTTCTGGATAAATTGACATATCTCTTAATTATAGTAGTTAAAATAACTCGTCTTATGTTTAAATTATTTTAAAAAAATAATCAATTTTTATTTTTATTGCTTTCTAAATAAATTTTTGAAATCTTCAAGGAATAAATATAATAGTGTTAAAAATATTGCTATTATTATTGATAATACTATAAAATAACCATTCTTTGTACCTTTAAAAGGTACTCCATTAAATGGCATTGATAATAATGATATTATAAATGAAGTTGGTAAAAAAATTGCGGCAACAATCGTTAATATTCTTGTTGTTCCCGAATCTAAATATGATATTCTCTGCATGGTACCATGTCTTGTTTGTTCCAAACTGTCTTTTAAAAATATAACATTTTTTTGAAACACTTTTATGCGATTTTTGAATAATTCATAATCATTATTATCTTTTTTATCTTTATCATATTCTATAATAATTATTATTCGCGAAACTATCATTATCATATCATTTACAATATTATTGTAAGTTAAAATATAATATAATAATTTATCTAGATATTCTATCATTTTATAACTATTAAAAAAATCTAACCATGTTACGTGCTTTTTAATAATATATAAAATTTCATTTAGTCTACGATAATCACGCTCGCATTTATCAATTATATTTATAAATAATTTTAATATCTTTGCATTTTTATCAATGAAATTAAGTTTATCTATGTCATCAGTAATTATATATTTATCTTTTTCTAAATAAAAAATTAGTTTATATATATATAGACCACTTATTTTCTCTGTCAGAAGACTAGAATAGTCTAATCCGGTTTCATATTGAGTATTTTTACCCTTTATATTTTTATCATTATTGTAATCAATCAATGGTAAAGAAAGAGAAAAATAAAATTTTTTTCCATCAACTATTAATTTTTCCCTTTTAGATACCAATTTATCAATAATACTTTGTTCTAATCCTTTATTATCTATATCATTATATTCTATAATATTCATAGTACAAATCTATTAAATATATAATATTTTTTTTTAGTCGGTTATTATAAATTTTCTTTTAGGCCTTTCTTGATCGGTTATTATAAATTTTCTTTTAGGCCTTTCTTGATCGGTTATTATAAATTTTCTTTTAGGCCTTTCTTGATCGGTTATTATAAATTTTCTTCTAGGCCTTTCTTGGTCGGTTATTATAAATTTTCTTCTAGGCCTTTCTTGGTCGGTTATTATAAACTTTCTTCTAGGCCTTTCTTGATCGGTTATTATAAATTTTCTTCTAGGCCTTTCTTGATCGGTTATTATAAATTTTCTTTTTGGCTTTTCATTTATTGTAAACAAAATCCATTGCAATTTTTCATACTTCATTATAATATTGTAAATCAGAAATTAATATTAAATAGTTTTTTAATATTAATATAAAAAATATAGTCGCTGCTAGCAGGGCTCGAACCTGCGACCACCCGGTTAACAGCCGAGTGCTCTAACCAACTGAGCTATAGCAGCTTATAAGTATATATAGTTATATTCCTTATATATTTTTATATATATTAAATAAATGTCAGATAAAGAATGTTATATATGTTGCGATAATACAATTTCTGATAATTTAAATTGTTATACTTGTGATAAGAATATATGTATATCATGTTGCAATAATTTTGATAATAAATCGTATATCTATTTTGATGATAGAAATGAGATATTCATAAAGTATAAATGCCCGTATTGCCGGGAATATAATAATAAAAATTTAAAACTATTTAATAAAAAGGAAGGAACCGCTTTTTTTATAGATTTAGTAAAAGAATACATTAAGATAAAACATAATAATGAAAATTATAAAAATTACATCGAAGTATTAGAAAAAAATAAAGCAGAACTAAATAATGAAATTCAAAAAAAAGAAGAAGCATTAAAAAATGTAATCGATATAAATAATAGTAATATTCTAGAATTTGATAAAATAATTGATAGATATCAGAAAATTATCTAAGATGTTCGATATTTTTCTTATAAATGTCTTTTAATGGTTTTATCTTACTATTTTTAAGAATCTTTTCCCTAATTAACCATTTTTTCGATAAGACATTATATTTATGATTTTCATTGAATAATACATTTATAAATATATATAATAATGAAACTATAATAACACTTTTTGCGAAGCTTTTAGTTGCCATAAAAACTATTGAAAACAACAATATTGTTTGAAATATAGCATTGTTTATTATTTTTTGCTGTGCTTGTGTGAGCTCTATTTTAAGATATCTTCCTCCAAATTGTACTAATATTAAAAAAAATATAGATAATGGTTCGATGCCTTCGATATTTGCTAACATATTCTACTTATTATAAGTAAATTTATTCATTAGTAGTTAAATTCTTAAAATTCTTTTGTATTGATAATAATACACGACTTACAACTTCATTTGTAAATTTTTCATCATTTAAAAATTTATCTACCTTTTTCTCTACCTTTTTCTCTACCTTTTTCTCTACCTTTTTCTCTACCTTTTTCTCTACTTCTTTTTCTTCTTCTTTTTCTTCTTCTTTTTCTTCTTCTTTTTCTTCTTCTTTTTCTTCTTCTTTTTCTTCTTCTTTTTCTTCTTCTTTTTCTTCTTCTTTTTCTTTTTCTTCCTTGAATTGTTCAATATTGATATCACTATTAAACACCTCGCCTTCTGTAAATATAATTACATCAAGCAATAAAGCTATTATTGATAATAATAATAGAAGACCTATTGTTAAATCCCATTGCATTGCATAGAAATTTATTAAGATCAATACTACGAATATCCACGGATTATCTATTATTTCTATAATATTATCTGGATATTCTGCTGATGGTCTCAAACCTAATATTATTAAGTACGCTATTAAAAAACCCGATATAATCCCTTTTAATATAGTGTAAAGAATATCATCGAATTCAAAGTCATTCATATTCCTCCTTTACAATTATATTATATAAATATTTTTTTTGTGTTTTTCTTTCCTTTTTGTATAATAGAGAATATCTTAAAAAAAGAGTATGCAGTATTCTACATTACAAGAGGCATATAATTTAGATGGTTTTGATAAAATGAAGAAAAAGAAAAAAGATAGATCATTAAATGTTCAAGAAAGTAATTTAAGCAAGGGGCCCTCAAATATTGAAATGAGTAAATTATCTGCATCTAGTGAAAAAATACATGATTATGAAGAATATATTCAAAATGCTAGTAAAAATTGCGCACCCTTACAATCCCCAATATATACAATTCCTCCATCAGGTAATTGTAAAAAAGAATTCAATGACGCCATGAAAGTTTATACCGAAGAAAATTTTAATTCACCAAAAGATATCGATATGTCGAATATGGCTTCAAATAACAAAATTATGCCTTATTATGATGAAGATTTAGAACAATATTTTGATATTAACAATTTAAACGACGAGGTTAAATATAATCCTAATAATAAATTATCTAATTATATGCCAAATAATAATAGCGTATCTTATACAAATAATAATACAAATGAATATACGAGTACAGTGTTAAAAAATGGTAATAATTTATTAAATTCTTCCGATTTTAATCTTAGTCCAGAAGAAAGGAAAAAAGCTTCTGATGCACTCCAATATTTGAAAGCATTAGAACTTAAAATTGACGGAGATGAAAAAAATGCTTTTTTTAATCAAATGAAGTTTTCTAACACAATGGGGTCTGGCGGATATAATGAACCACAAAAAGCTGATAATAAAACAAGTATATTAGAAAAAGAAATCGAAGAACTTAAAAAAAGAGAGGTTATATTATCAAAAAGTATTGAAGAAAATAAAAAAGCGCAGAATAATATTAATTTGAT